TTAAACGATAAGGTAGAAAAGAATGCTTTTATAGAACTAAAGTCAAGTCCCTTAAACTCTCCTAATTTAGCTTTTATCGTATCGACGAAAGCTATAAACCCTTCATAATAAGGCTTAAGGGTATCCACAACCTTAGCTATGCTATTCGTAAATAAATCGTTCTCTGTAATATTCTCTCTAAGCGCGGAAACATACGTAGAAGCAGAAAGAGCTACAGATAAAAGACCATCACCAAAACCGGAGAGATTTCCAAACAATGGGGATATAGCCTTACCTATAGCAACTATAGCCAACCTACCGATATCCAATAAAGAAAAGAAACCACTAAAAATAGTCTTTATGTTCTCTGCACCAACTGCTCCTATTTTGAATTTATTGATCAATGTACCAAGCCCGACTGTTAATTTAAGAAGTGTTTCGGCTGTCATAGGGGGAAAGACTGAGCTAAAGGCCTCTTTAATCGGCTTCATGATGGCCATAAGATTGTTAAAAGCAGCCCATAGGTTGTCAATCATGTATGCTCGACCACCAAGTTCACCCCAACCAACAAGAATTTCATTCCTCGCATCAGCAGATTGTCCTATTAAACTTCCTAGTACATCACTGACTTGTGTTAGGAATTCCTTTGCTTGGTTGAAGTCACCAATAATTAACTCCCAACTTTTAGTCCAACCAGATTGAGCAGCTTCTTTAAGTGTATCGCCCAATTGAGTAAGCGTTTTTACTTTTGTTGCTGCGTCATTAGCCATAATACCAAGCTTTACAATCTCTGCCGCTTGTGTTTGTGTATAACCTTGATGCATTAGTGTAGCTTCGTCTAGATCGCCAGTAAACTTCTTAAGTGTATCCGTTAGGATTTCACTAGAAAGCCAACCACTACTTAAAGTAGATCTAAAACTACCTTCATCCGTAATCATTTGATCTATGGCAACTCCGTGTAGTCTCGCAGTCTCCATAAGTGCATCTTGAAAGATTTGACCACCCATGCCAGCATTCACTACTGAGTTCCAATCCTGTAATTTAAGTGTTCCGGTTGAAAGAGCCTGTGATAATTGATACATTGCTGTCGATGCTTGCTGTGACGTTGAGCCCGAAACCGCTGCTAAATTTGCAATACCCTTAATCGCGTCTACAGACGTCTGCAAAGCTACACCTGCTGCCGTAAAGGTACCGATATTTCGAGTCATCTCCGTAAAGTTGTATATCGTTTTATCAGCGTAGGTATTTAATAGATTTAATGCTCCAGATACGTCATCTAAGTTTGTTCCTTCTTTCGCCGTATTCGCTAAAATTGTCTGGATAGCATTAATCTGAGTCTCATACTCAGCAAGTCCAGATGTAATTGGTTCTATTAATAGCGTTTTTGCAACGACTTTGGCAACATCGATAAGTTTTCTCGTTATACTTTGAATAACTGTAAAAGCAACAGCGCCCAGCCCACTAAATCGATTTTTTAGAGTTTCTAGACTTGACGCCATAGTAGAAAAATCAACTTTCTTAACGCTAGTAGAAACATCCTGCAAACCACTCGACATTCCTTTAAAATTTAAACTTTTCTTTAGTTTTTCGATAGTGGTTAAACTCTGACTAACGCCAGATTCAAACGCCTTATTTTCGAAACGCATATCAACAACATGTTCTTGTATATTTTTAGACATTAGCTAACCTCCTTCATTATCGACTTTGATATCGCGTCGACTATCGATTGCATAGCAGGATTTATAAAGTCTCTACCCTGAATAAACGTTCCGCCCCGAGTTCCATGACCATAGTGTAGTAAAATTACTAGCGGAGTCCGCCCAACAACATTCGAATTACACCACCCTATCGAATAGCCGGTGGACGTTTTATCTATTATATAATTCCACGAGCTTGCCGTTTCTCCACTAGCTCTCGGCGTTACCGAAGCAAGCAACGAAATACCAAGTTTACCGTGAGTATTTAAAATAGATAGAATACGCAATCGTTGAAGTGGACTTAATTCTTTTATGGCTTTGGTTAATCCCCGATTCTGTTTTATCTTTATTTCCATAATAACCTACCCAGCACTCTTAAGTTTTGCTCGGCGCTCGGCATTTAAACGCTTGTTTCTCGCTCGAGAGCCTAGTTTATCGATTTTATGATGTCCTTTTGGATCGTTTTTAATACTGCAAACCTTAATCAGTGTTAATAAACGATTGAGATGCCATTTCTGACACTCGATCGGTATGTTAAAAGTTATAACCCAGAAGTATATGATCTCCGCTGTAATAATCTCTCGGCTTGGTCTGTTACTACTATCAGAGAAAGTCGTTGCCGTCATTGGGTTGTTTATATATTGGACAACCGTGTTAACATTCGCTTTATCTAAAGTAGAATAAAACTCTTCGGGAACGTTCTGCGTTATGGTCATCGCCCGAATATAGTCTAATACTTCTTCTGCTGTCTTTTCGTCAGTGGTTAAGAATGCCTTTCTCCATTGCCGCTCCCATTTTGAAACTGAGACAAGAGAGTGCTCAAGACGTATCGTTCTACCGGGAATCTTCTCAAACTGTCCTTCAGAATTATTAAACGCTTCGACGTCTTGTGTTTTAAGTGTCAGCATGCGACTCTCTTGCCTCCATATGTTAAGGTCGTTGTGGCTTTGGCTCTGGGAGTTGTGGCAGTATGCCGGTAACAAAGGCTGTTGCTTTATCAGTTTCTGTTGCCAACTCCATAAAGAGTTTAGAGTATGCCGGTGTTTGCTCAAACTCCTCTCTTATGCTATCGCTTTTAATAAACCGACGGCCATCATTAGATTTGATGCCGACAGCTGAAAGTATTAGGGCCTTGAAGATGCGTATAATCTCTTGCCCATCCTCTGCGGCTACAATACGCTCGATTGTCTTAACTAAACCCCCATCTTCAGATAATTCAAGTTCAGTTAATTCTGCTTCGTTAAGATTGAAGTAGTAATCTTCTATTTGCTCATTACCATTATAATCAATGAATGTGATAGTTTTCTTTAACATGTATAACTCCTTTCAAGCATGTAGTATAGGGACTACACCCAGTATTGAGCATAGTCCCTATTCGATCTGTTAGTAAATCTCACTAACTTTTACTATTTGTTACGGTGTTAACATTGTGATTACATCGTCAATGTGGGGGAGATACGCAGCAGGTGTTGGATCTTCACCATATAATGCGGTTTCCAACAACACTAATTGCGGAGCCCCGACAAGCGTAGAATCCACAGTAAGTTTAGCTGTCGGTAAGAAACTAGTTACTATTTGCGGCGTTGAAGTAAGATCCCAATTAAAGGTTACTGCTTCTGGTGAATCATTAATGCTAGCATTAGCTTTTTCTGATGGAGCAGCTAACAAACCATAAGCCAAATGCAACTTGTAACCATAATCGCGACCGAGAACGTCGTTGCCTAATACCGTTCGCCAAGCCAAACCGAAAGTTGCTCGAGTTTGTGCTGTGACCTTCAACCCAGCAATGGGTTCGTCATTACCATCACAAACCTCAAACGCATCCGGATAAGTATAAGCTTCAATACTCATTCCAAATTCTTCATTGGAGATTAAGTTCAGATATTTGATATTATCTGCATAAAGCGGGGAAGGTTCGCCACCGCTTGGACTTTCCGAGATATTCATGACACCATTCCAGGCAACGCCTAGTGGATAATCCCCGGATGCATCTTGGACAAATAGGACAACACGATCGATGCCCGTTTGATATAGCCGTTCTCCGGCTTTGTCCCATTCTAATAATATTGCCATTATTTTATACTCCTAAAATTGTATGGTGAATACTGTATGATTTAAACCATCAGCCGAATGACTTCCGCTAAATTTAGACGATCGGACTTTAGCTAAATCGTATGGTACAATATCATCCGACCGTCTAGAGATATAAATTACACTATATTCTGTTGTTAAGATATACGGATTGTTATCCGCGTGTTTAGCATCAATATCGCTGAGCGAATATACAATGCATGGATACACCATACTGAATGTATGCGGTGGTTGAAAATAAACATTACCAGTGCCTAATATAGTCTGCAGTAATGCTTGAAATTCTAGTCTGCTAGCCATTATACACCTCACCTAAAGTGAGTATCATTCGCGGGTGTTGTATGACTACATTTCTAATCCCCCACCTGACACCCATCCAGGAAACATATCGTATGGTGGATATATTCGACACGGCATACGGGTCAGCAATAATACTAATACGAGATGATAGTCGTAAGGTTCCGCTGACTGATTCACCACTAGACCACTTACT